GATAGCAGCTAAGATTGCTACATCAGGTGTAAATGCTGATATGTTAAAAACATCTATTCTTCCTAAGAAAAAACCTGAAGCTGCAAATTATATGCCTATCATAAAAAAATATGAAAGTTTAGGTAAAAAAATTATTGTTGATGGTGTTGAAAAATATAAAAACTATCAAGGTCAAGGAGAAGAAAATATTACAAGTGGATATGGTAGTTATAGAGCTGAAAATAAATTAGAAGATTCAGTTACTGAAGGAGAAGCTAATGCTCAACTAGTAGAAGATATAAATGAAAGACTTCCTAAAGTAAAAGAAAATATAAAAAACTTTGACAAATTTCCATTAGATGTTAAACAACATTTAGTATCCTCATGGTTTAGAGGTTCTTTATCAGGTAGTCCTTTAACTTTAGATTTAATTAATGCAGGAGAATATGAAAAAGCAGCAGAAGAATTTTTAAGAAATGATGAATATGATAATGCTATATCTTTAAATAGAAAAGGAATTAAAAAAAGAATGGAAAATACAGCTAAAGCAATTAAAAGTTTATCAAAAGAAAAATTTAATTTAGGTGGTATAGTAGGTAAAGCAATAGTTAAAGGTTTATCAAAAGCTGCAGTTAAAAGAGGTGATACAGCAATATCAACTACAGTAGGTACATATAAAAAAGTTAATAAAATATTTGATGATGCTAATGTTAAAACTGTACATGATTTTGGTTCTGGTTTAGGTTTAGGTTCAAAAGAATTTACAAATAAAATAGTAACTAATCATGAACCTTTTGTTCCAGTAGAAAAAATTATAAAAGTAAAAGGTAAAGTACCTGATTACAAAACAGCAGATGATGTTATATTTAAAGAAGGATTTGCTTCTAAAGATGGTGTTGTTAATGCTAATGTATTAAATGTAATTGAAGACCCTATTGAAAGAGCAAATGTTGTTAGACAAATATCACAATTAATTAGTAATAAAGGTATGGCTGTTATAACAACAAGAGGTAATGAAGTTACTAAAGCAGCCCAAGCTTCTAAGAATGCTACACCATTTAATGATGGGTGGATATTTGGTAAGGGAGATAAGAAGACTTTTCAAAAAGGATATAGTCAAAAAGAATTAGAAGAATATATTAAAAGTATTTTAGGTGATAAATTTAAAGTAGAAAAAATTCCTAGTAAATATAAAATAGGAACATCAGGAGTAATTATTAAAAAAATAAAAGGAGATAAATAATGCCATTTGAAATGATAACAATGCTAGGCTCAACTGTACTCGGAGGAGTAATGAGTATATGGTCGCAAAGCATTAAAGCAAAACAAGCAGAACAAAAGATGCTCATACAAAGAGCAGAAGTACAGCAAAAAGGTTTTAAGGAAGCTAGAGAATATGATAACAAAGGCTTTCAATGGACTAGAAGAATCATAGCATTGACTGCTGTATTTGCTATAGTACTATTACCAAAACTAATGCCTGTATTTTCACCAGATACTAGTGTAATTGTAGGCTACTTAGAATTTAAACCTTCATTCTTATTTTTACCAGAAAAAGAAATAATGAAATGGATAACATTATCATCTAATAGTTTAGTCATTACACCATTAGATACTAACTTAGTGTCAGCTATTATTGGTTTATACTTTGGAGGTTCGTTAGTAAAAAAATAAGATGTTAGATAAGTGGTTATATAATTTCTTTGGTGGACTTGATAGTATAATATCTAAGATAGAAACTTATGCTATTAAGTTAACTACCTGGTGTTGGCATTCAAGAGTAAATATACTAAGGAAGAGAAGAGATGGCAGGAAGAATACATAAACAAATAATTAATTATATTAAGTCTTTAGAGAAGAAAGCTAAACAAATGAACTTTGTTAAAGAGTTAAAGAAAGAAGTTGAGACTGGAGCAAATGGTACTCAATCATATATAATTAAAGAAGGTATTAATAAAGGTAAAAAAGCAACTAAATAATATGGACTATTGTAGGATGAAAGAACCTGAAGATATAAACTATAAGTTTACAGCTATATTAATAATAGCAATGTGTTTACTAGCTTTTTTTGGAGGACCTGGACAATGAAGATAAGTGATAAGACAAGTATTGGTTTACCTTTAAGAAATTTAATAGGTTTAATTTCTGCAATTGTAGTAGGTGCATGGTTTGCATTTGGTGTAATTGAAAGACTTAATCAATTAGAAACTAAGAACCAATTATTTGAAAAAGATTTATTAGAAGCAAGTACACAGAAACCAATAGACCAAGAACAGTTTATGTTGTTAGAACATATAGCAGAGGGTTTAGAAAAATTAACTTTAAGAGTTGATGGTATGATGAATAACAAAGTTAACATTGAAAGACTACAACAAGATGTAGAACGATTAAGAATTGATACTGAAAAATTAAAAGATAGTGTAAGAACAAATATTGGAAAACTTAATGGAGATAAATAATGGTAAAAAATAATGCATCAACAGAAACAGAAGTAACTAAAGGTGCAACAAGTGATAAGAACTCTGCGTCTGCAGGAGTAAGTGCAGGTGCTAGTGCAGAAGCTAGTTCTAAAAGAGGTTTGGGAAATGGTACAACAGGCGAAGCTAAAACTGAAACTCATGTTGTTGCTGAAGCAGGTGTAAGTGCCGAAGCTAAAAATGGTAATGCTAAATTTGAAGCAGGTACAAAAGTAGAAGCAGGGGCAACTGCTACTGCAGGTACATCAACTAATATTGGTAGTGGTGTATCAGCAGATACAGAAGTTCATGCAGGAACTAAAACATATTCAGACATTGGAGTATCTGGACAAGTAGGTACGAATGGTGTTAAAGGTGAAGCAGGTGCTATTGCAGGTGCTAAAGCAGAAGTTGGAACTTCAGCTACTATTGGGAATGATAGAAACAATGCATCGCTTGGTGCTGCAGTTTCTGTTGGTCCACAAATAGGAGCAAAAGTTGGAGGAGGTGCAACAGTTGACGATGGTAAATTAACTGTAGGTGCTGATGTTAAATTAGCATTGGGAGTTGGTGTATCTATTAGTCCAAGTATAACAGTTGATACGAGACCAGTAATGAATCCAATTAGAAATCATGTAGTTGCTCCTGTATCTAATGCAGCTAAATCAACTAGTAAAGCTTGTAAAAAAGCTGCTAAGAAAATGAAATTTTGGTAATGATTAAATTAGTATTTGCTTTATGTTTGTTTATTAATGGGGAACTTGTAGAACATAGAATACAAGATACTTTATCTACTTGTTTAAAAATGAAAAGAGAAGGTAGTAGAAATATGAATATGGATAATAAAAAATTTATGTGTGGAGAAGTAGAAGCAGAACTTGAAAAAAATATAGATGGAAGTTTAACAATAAAAAAAATAATAACAAATAAATGACAGCAGCAAAAATATATATACTAACAATAATGTTATGTGCAGTAGGTCAACCTCAATGCGTTATGCCACAAGTAATAAGTGAACATGAAACACATTATGATTGTGTTAAACATGGGATGGGTGATGGTTATGAAATTTTATTTGGAAGTGATTTAACTAAACAACAAATAAATGATGCAAAGTTATATGTAAGATTTAGTTGTGTACCTAAAGACATAGTTGAATCCTAAGTATGAAAAACATCTGAAGCAATTTTCTCTAGGTCTTCAGTAAGCATATCAAATTTTGCATTACATTCTTTTAGTAATGCTTTAATAACTCCAGCATTTTCTTTTTTAAAATGAAGGTGTACTTTATCTAAAGGATACTTAGATAACTCAGTAATAAATTGTCCTTGATTATTTATAATTAATTTGAAACCCATAAGGTGGGCTTCTTTTCTTTTAACTCTTTTCTTTTGTTTAAGTTTTCGATTGGTTTTCATGTTTCTCTTTCAGTAAGTCAACAAGAAAATCATCATCATTTTTCTCGCCTTTAAGTTTGGTCATAGGAGTATTACCTTCTTTATAGGTTTCAATTGTTTTTATTCTTACTGGGTTAGTCATGAATATAGGAAATTTAGGATTGTCTAAAGACTTCACCATAAAGAAACCATCTTCAGCAACACCAAATGTTTCTACTCTTTTGATGTCTATATCGTCTGAACCAATTAAACAAACTCTTAAATTATAAACTTCTTTTTTTTCAGGTGGCTTAATAGTTTTACCATTTAAACCCACGATATTATTTGTCATTAATAATTTCTTTATTATGTATATCTTCTATAACAACAGGTGCTACTTCTCCTTGTTGTCCATCATCATCAGCTAAACTATCTACACTTTCAGTATACATTTCATTTAACTTATCATTGTTTCTTGTTATCTTTAATTTAAGATGGTCTTTCAATGCATCAATTTTAACATGAAGTATTTTATCTAAGTGTCTATTAATACCATACATTGGTAAATCATTTAGTGCTGAGATAATTCTTCGAAAACCTCTTGCTCTTTTTTCTAATTGTGTTATCTGTGATTCATTAGTCATAGTCTCTCTCCAATATCATTTCTAAATAGTGAATAGCTTTTTCTATATCTTTTTGTTTTCCTTTTAGCTTATGTCTACAAATATATTTAATAGCATTACCTTCAGCAAATAATAATTGATTCTCATTTATAAACTGAGCAGGTTGTATCTTCATACCTTTGTAGTGGTCTCCATCAATTTGCTTATCTAAGCTATCATAAGCAACTCCTTTAAACATTTCTTTACTTGGCATTATAATATAGTATCCTGTCTTCTTAATTGTTTTTCTGTTGGTTGTAACATATCATTTAAATCATCTATTGTCAACTCTGAATTTCTTTTTAGTTTCTTTACTATCCATTTGTAAGACCAAGGTTGTAATCTAATTTGTTCTTGTCTATCATAGTAATGAGTTTGATTAGGTATGAAATCAAATACATTTTTATAATTAATCTTACTAGCTTCTTCTTTAGATAACAAAGACTGTAGCCATTCAACAAGTATAAGTTTTGCTTTTCTTCTTATAGGTTTCATTTTTTTACTATTCATTTTCTTTCTTTCCATGACAAACTTCATATGATGCATTACAATTTTTACAACTGTAATTACTTACAAATAAATATTCATCATTATCATATACATCTTCAGCATCAAAGTCATTACCCCATAGTACATCACCATTACAAATAAAACATTTCATTATGTTAACTCTTTAAAATTAGTTTCCCTATCAAAGTATTTATACTCTACTATGATAGGTTCAAATTCTTCTAAACATTCTAGTACATCTGTCTTTCTAAAGTCTTTACAAGAATAAACATCTAATTGTATTAATGCAGGTTGTTGTTCATCCCATGTATGAATACCAATGTGTGAAGTATCTATAATAGCAACACCACTTAATCCTTTGTTACCCTTCTTAGTAACTCTAGATGAATAAGGTCCTGCTAATATATTCATATCTATTTTATTAATTAAGTTTTTCATCCAAGCAACTGTATCTTCTTCAGTTTGTAAAGGTTTCTTTACCTCTGCCCTAATTAACAGGTGCTTGTGTATCAGTTCTTTTTCCATAGTTTTTTAATTGTTCCTTATATTGATTTGTAATTTCATCTACATTAGGTTCTTTAATAACCTCAGCTAACATAACATTCTTATTAGAATATTTAAATACTCTTAAACCTTTACCACCATTAGCATCGGTGTGACATTCCCATTTATGAGGACAAAACATACAACCAGTAGCTAAAGTTTTGTTACCATTCTTTTCTGTTTTATATTCATAACATTTTTCTGGAGGAGTGTCTTGTTCTAAAGCAGTATTTAAATTTTTAATTAAAGATTTAACATTTGGTTTAGCCATATCATCTGGTTTGTAAAAACAAATATCACCAGAAGATTTATCAACAACAAGAAAGCCACCTGCTTTTGTATTACATCCTTCTTCATATGCTGCTAATTGTGCATGATAACCGAAAGGGTCATCACCTACTATCTCACCTGACTGAAACTTTTTAAAACTAAATGGTGAAGCTGATTTAACATCACATACTTCACCATCAATTATACTGTCTATATGTCCTGATACTCCTGACACTTCTACTTTTCTTTGTTGGTCTTTTATATTATGTCCTGCTAACTCTGCTAAATATAAAACTAAATGTTCAATGATATGACCATATAAAAATTTTAAATTTAATCCTGAGTCTTCATCTTTTCTATCTTTAGGACTATGCTTATCATACCATAGTTGTCTTGCAGGTTTACCAATAGAAGACATCCTAAGTTTACCTTCATACTTTTCTGCTTTTACTTGAGAAGTATTCCAAGCTAGAATAGCTTCTTTAATATTATTCAAAAAAACATTTAAGTTTTCCTCTGTCATGTTGGCAGGTTTACCAGTAGATATATCAGATATTAATTGTTTAATATCTGTTGCTATAGTACTAATGTGTTTCTGACCAGTTGTTCCCAATTTTATATTCTCCATTTAGTGGACACCTTATATTTAGTTTTTTACCTGCATCTATAATTGATTGTACTGCTAGTCTTCCAAACTCTTCGGCTCTACTTTCTTCAACCTCGTATTGAAATTCATCGTGTACATTTACAACTGGAAATGCTTTGATTTGTTTATTTATAACATATTGTTCTAGCAATGTCAACGCATACTTCATAACAATAGCACCTGCTCCTTGCAACAAAGTATTCAATGCTGCATGAGGATGTCTTATTATTATTTTTCTTTGGTCGAGTCCTCTGACCCATCTTCGTTGAGCCACTCGTTCCACTTTTTCTCGTAAGCTTCTAAGACTTGGTGTTGCTCTAAGAAATTTTTCTTTAGCTCTTTCACCATCTGCTGTCGAACCTCCAATGATACTTCCGATTTTTGCTGAACCTGCTCCATAGATAAATGCGTAGATAAAAGTCTTCGCCTTATCTCTTGATTCCAGACCAGCAGCAGCTTGATTTGCTCTGTGTATATCTCCATTAACGACTTCATATATATAATCCTTATCATTCATGTAGTGTGCTAACATCCTTAACTCAAGTCCAGACGCATCCACACCTACTAGTTTATAACCTTTGTTTACTGTCCATAATGCCCTACATTCTTTACCATAAGGAGAGTACACAGCAGGAATCTGAGCCATGTTGGGCGACTGGTGGCTCATCCTCCCTGTAATTGTACCATTGGTTATTACTTTACCATGTACTCTACCATCTTCCTTAATACCTTCAATCCAAGAATTAACTTGAGCAATTCTTTTCTGTAGCATTAAGAATCTATTTATTAATTTAGCTTCAGGAATATTATGTATCTCAGATAATACTTTCTCATCAACAATCACATGACCTTTATCTGTTTTCTTCTTAGGCTTCCACCCAAGTAACATCAATCGTTCAGCAATCTGTTGCCTTGAACCTAAATTAAATTCTTTGTATTTAACTTTAGTAAAGGGAACACCCTTCACATAACCTCTTGCTTTGTTATTAGACTTAGGTATAAACTCTTCTTCTATTTTCATTGGAGGAAAAGTTTGTCTTACCTTAGTAGTTAAGTCATTCATATCTTCTTGAAACTTAGATTGTAATTCATATGCTTCAACAACATTAATTTTAAATCCTCTTTCATGTTGCTTTTGAATTATTTGTGCAACTTTATGTTCCAATTCAATTGACATACCAAAGTCTTTTGTTTTGTTAATTAAAAATTTATAAAGTCTTTCAGTTAGTTCAACATCATTTCTACAATAGGTTAACATATCCTCTGAGAAATAATCAAACTGTTCAAAGTGTATTTTGTTTTGACCTAACTTAGTACCCCAATTTTTTAATGAGTGTCCACCTTCTATCATAGGATTTAATAATCTAGATAAAACTAAAGTGTCAGTCACTTTACAATTAGCAAATACATCGTAACCAAAAATTGTATTGACTACTGGTATATCAAATCCAATTATATTATGACCTATAACTTCTTCAGTTTGTTTTATTAGTTCAGCAAACCTATGTAATCTATCTTCTTTAAACTGATAATAAGTATCGCCATGCTTACAAACAATACACCATATCTTATCAGCAGTCATAGTGGTTTCTATATCAAATACAACTTTATTAAAAGTCATCAGACTTAACCTCAGTTAATCTTCCAGTATCTATATCATATTTTAAATCACAACAAGGACCAGTAATACCTGAGAATCTATTCTTCAATACTCTTATCCTAGTGGTGTTACGAATATCAGGGTCATCGTTCTGTGCGTCTCTCTCTAGTCCAATAACCATGTCACTTAGCTGACCTATACTAGCCGAACCTCTTAACTGTGATAGTGAAGTTGCTGCACCCTCTTCATGTCCTTTACCTTCAGGTCTTCTAAGGTGTGATACAACTATCATAGATACTCCTGTCTCTTGAACAAGT